GACTTCTACTCAATCAGTCAGTATTGCAATGCGCTTGTTAGCAACGGCAAAGGAGGGCAAGAGCCACGGTTTAGCTGCAACCTGCTGCTAAATAGCCGCGACGATGTTTACAACGTCATCCAAGAGATGACCAGCCTTTTCCGAGGCATCGCGTATTACGGCGCTGGTGCGCTGGTACTGCAGCAAGACAAACCGACAGATTCTCAATATCTGCTGGGACCAAGCAATGTTGTTGACGGCATTTTCACGTATAGCGGCACATCACAGAAGGCTCGCCACACTACCGCCACCGTTGCATACCAGACCTACGAATCCAAGGGCGAAGTTCAATACGAATATGTGGAGGATTCAGACGCTGTAGCCAAATACGGCATTTTGAACAAGGACATTAAGTTGCTGGGTTGTTACAGCCAAGGTCAGGCGCATCGGGCTGGTAAGTGGGCACTTCTTAGCGAACAAAACCTTACTGAAACCGTTACGTTCTCTGTTTCGATTGATAGCGGCGTCATCCTCAGACCTGGGATGGTGATTGACGTTGCTGACCCACTCAAGGCTGCAACACGCCGCAGCGGCAGGGTCAAATCTGCAACGACCACCAGCATCACACCTGATAGCAGCGCCAATCTTTCGGTCAACCTCTCCAATAGCCCCACGGTTTCTGTACTGATGCCAACTGGCTTGGTGGAAACCAGGATCATCAGTGCAATCACCTACGCAACCAATGATGCACGCATTGACGTAGCAACCGCATTTAGCGAAGCCCCGAACTCTAATTCGGTGTGGTTAATCCAAACGAGCGATATTCAATCCCAACAGTTCCGCGTTTTGAATGTTGCTGATGCAGGCGATGGAATCTACGGCGTAACTGCCTTGGCGTATAACGCCACGATTTACGACGCGATTGAATCCAACATCAAGCTGACCGACCGTGACATCACCAACACGCTGGATCCCCCAGCATCCGTCACGGGTATCACGGGCACAGAATTTCTGTACCAGGACGGCCAAAGTATTTTTTCTGGCTTCAACCTGAGCTGGGTCGCCCCACCAGAACGTGCCACGTCCTACACAATCCAGTACCGCATTGATAACGACAACTGGACGCTGGTTACAACAGCATCACCCAATATCACTATTCGTCAGACGCGAGCCGGAACGCTTGCTGTTCAAATCCGTGCATTAAACAGTGTCGGTAAGGCCAGCCCGATTGCCACTGATTCCTTCGAGATTCTCGGCAAAACTGCTGTTCCTGGTGATGTTCAGAATCTGACGTTTGAAGCAATCAGCGCCAACTCCGGTCGCTTGCGCTGGAACCAGACCGTTGATCTTGACGTAAAGGTTGGCGGCAAGGTTTACATCCGCCATAGCAACCTGACTGATGGCACGGGCACCTGGAGCAACAGCGTTGACCTGATTGAGGCGAAATCCGGCAGTGCCACGGAGGCTGTTGTGCCTTTGGTGGAAGGCGAGATTCTCGTCAAATTTGCTGATGACGGCGGCAGGCTAAGCGTCAATGAAGCCAGCGTGATCATTGATCTGCCCGATGCACTGGATCCACTGCTGATTCAAGATCGCCGGGAGGATCAGGACGCTCCGCCGTTCCAAGGCAATCGCGTTGATGTGTTTTACAGCGATGAGTTTGATGCGCTGACCCTTGACGGTGATGACGACTTGGATGACATTGCCGATGTCGATGCGATTCCTTCATTCGATACCCTCGGCAATATCCTGTCTTCAGGCACATATAGCTTTGCCAACACGCTGGATCTGGGCAATGTCTTTGCCTTGGACCTTTCGCGTTACTTTGTCACTCGCGGCTATTTCCCAAGCGACCTGATCGACAGCCGCAACGAACTTGTCGATACCTGGGATGACTGGGACGGCAGCACGATTGATCAAGTCAACGCCGCATTGCAACTGCGCCGCACCAACGATGATCCAAGCGGAACACCGACCTGGAGCGATTGGCAGAGCTTTGTGAATGGCACGTTCAACGGACGCGGCTTCCAATTCCGCACGCAACTCACCAGTAACGACACAGCGCAGAACATCCTGATCGATGAACTGGGCTATCAAGCCAGGTTGCAACGCCGAGTGGAGCAGCCCACCACGCCTGTCACCAGCACAGCCGGAGCAACTGCCGTGACCTTTACCCACCCCTATTTCACGGGTACTGCAACGTTGGGTGGAGTGAACGCCTACCTGCCTAGCATCGGGATTACTGCCCAGAACATGCAGAACGGCGACTACTTCACTGTTACAGGCGTAAGCGGCAGTGGCTTTACGGTGACGTTCTTCAACGCCTCTGATACGGCGGTCTCTCGGAACTTTGTGTGGACTGCTGTTGGATATGGACGCGGCGGTTAAAGTGGAACTATTGAAAAGTCCCTGAGCTGTGGCACAGCACGATTACGTCATAGCCAACGGCACAGGATCGGCCGTTCGCTCCGACCTCAACGGTGTATTAGGCGCGATCTCGACCAATAACAGTGGTGCCACCGAACCGGCTACCACGTATGCGTATCAGTGGTGGGCAGACGAAACGACGGGTCTGCTAAAAATCCGCAATGCAGCAAACAGTGCTTTCGTCACTGTTGGAACGCTTGCTAGCGCCAACTTGGGTTTGCTGAGTGGTGCTACTGCTGCAAGCACTTATTTGGCACTGGCTGGGGGCACAGTCACCGGCAACCTTGAAATTGGCACTGCTGGTTCGCTGACGTTTGAAGGCAGCACAGCAGATGGCTTTGAAACCACGCTGGCAGTCACCGACCCCACGGCTGACCGGACGGTTACTTTCCCGGATGCCACTGGCACGGTGCCGCTGCTGAGCTTGGCGCAGAGCTTCAGTGCAGCACAACGCGGCGCAATCACTGCATTGACCGATGGTGCCACCATCACCCCGGATTTTGCACTGGCGAACAATTACAGCGTGACCTTGGGCGGCAACCGCACGCTGGCAAATCCAACCAACATCACTGCCGGACAAAGCGGTGCGATCTTCATTTCACAGGATGGCACCGGCAGCCGGACCCTTGCGTTTGGAACTTACTGGGATTTTCCTACTGGTACGGCGCCAACGTTGACGACAACTGCCAACGCGGTGGATCTGCTGGTTTATACGGTGCGGACTACGACTAGCATCCAAGCACAACTGATCGCAAACTTCAGCTAATGGGCGTCCCCGGATCTGCCAACTTAATGCTGTTTGGCGGCGCACAGGCGTACGAGATCGACCAGAGCTTGCGGTTCAACTCGGCGGATTCGGCGTACCTCAATCGGACTCCGGCGAGTGCGGGGAACAGGCGCACCTATACCATTTCAATGTGGGTTAAGCGGGGAAAACTCGGACAAAGTTCCCGTCTGTTTGGATCTTATACAGGTCCTAATTCTTATTTTGAGGCGTTTTTTACTAGCTCAGACACACTGCAGTGGTATTACTGGAACGGAACAGGATATAGTTACAACAGAAACAGCACTCAGGTCTTCCGAGATGCGAGTGCTTGGTATCACCTTGTTTTTGTATTCAATAGCCCCTCCGGGACTGCTTCACAGCGGATGCGGATTTATGTAAACAATCAAGAGATAACATCTTTTTCTGCTTCAACGGATCCTAGCTCTAACTTTGATTGTTTATGGAACAGCACCTCTAACAATGTGATCGGTGATTTGCTTTATGTAGGATCGCCGGGTTACGGCTTCGATGGCTACATGGCGGAGATTCACGCTATCGACGGCTCTGTCCTTGACCCATCATCCTTCGGTGAAACCGACCCCGACACCGGCGCCTGGATTCCGAAGCGTTACGCAGGATCCTACGGCACCAACGGCTTCTATCTGACGTTCGCGGATAATAGCAACACCACAGCCACCACGCTTGGCAAAGATTACAGCGGCAACGGCAACAACTGGACGCCCAATGCCTTCAGCGTCACTGCTGGTGCAGGCAATGATGTCCTGAGCGACACGCCGACGACGAACTGGTGTACGTTGAATCCGATTATCGCTAATACAGGTTATTTAATTCCAGCAACGAATGGAAATCTAGAGGTTTCTGTTGCAGCCGGTTCAAACCTTTTTGTAGGTGCCGCTGGGACACAAGCAATTACTGCGGGCAAGTTTTATTGGGAAATCACTCCTACAGCCATCTCCACCTCAGCAGGAACTTGGATGGAGGTGGGAATTATTCAAACACTGGCCATATACCCAAATGCAACAAGCATAGGCGCCTTTAACGGCGGCTTTGCATATACAAATAATGCGTACAAGGCCAGAAGCGGCTCCTATTCCGCTTATGGTGCAACGTGGACAACCAATGATGTTATTGGCGTTGCTCTCGATGCAGACAGCGGATCGATTACTTTTTATAAGAATGGTGTTTCGCAGGGTGCAGCTTACACGGATCTCTTAAACTACAACCTGCCTGCTGGATACTATCCTGCTATTGCCATTTATCGAAACACAGGGACAACACAATCTGCTGTATTTAACTTCGGCCAACGCGCCTTTGCGTACACCCCACCGACCGGCTACAAGGCACTGAACACCGCCAACCTGCCCGAGCCGTCGATTAAGAAGCCGAGCAGTTACATGGACGTGGTTGCGTATTCCGGCGCCGCATCAAATCAAAGCATTACGTTGCTCGGGTTTCAACCTGATTTTCTGTGGATTAAACGAAGGAACTCCACTAACAGCCACGTCCTTCAAGATGCAGTGCGAGGTGCCGGTAAGACTTTATTTTCCAATGCAACTAATGCTGAATCCGGCAATACCTCAGATCTTATTTCTTCTTTTGATGCAAACGGTTTTACTGTCAATGACACCTACTTAGGTGGATCGGGCGGCGGGGCAACCAACGCCAGCGGAGGCACCTACGCCGCATGGTGCTGGGACGCAGGCGGAGCTGGCTCAAGCAACAACGCAGGCACCATCACCAGCACGGTCAGCGCCAACCCCTCCGCTGGGTTCTCGATTGTTACCTATACGGGGAACGGCACAAATGGCGCAACGGTTGGGCATGATCTAGGTGTTAAACCGGACATGGTAATTATTAAAAAACGAGTCAATAATACTGCAACTAATACAGGAACCTGGATCGTACAGCACAAACAAACTACCGCCGGGGTCAATGCTAACGCAAGCACATTTACTTTGACAAGCTATACAAATGGTGCGTTATATCTCAATCTTACAAATGCATTGTCATCATATGGTTTTGATAATCAAGTAAACGGTAATACCGACACTTTTGTCGCCTACTGCTTCTCCGAAGTCGCGGGTTACAGCAAGTTCGGCAGCTACACCGGCAATGGTTCCAGCGATGGTCCGTTTGTGCATACAGGGTTTAAAATTAGGTTCTTGTTACTTAAGAAGGCAACCACTGGAGTAGCGAACGGGAACTGGTACCTCTTGGATGCAACAAGAAATGAATACAATCCCGTCGATAAGTACATCTTACCAAACAGTAGTGCCGCTGAAGGAACAACAACCGCTCACATAGATTTCTTGTCTAATGGATTCAAGGTGAGAACCACAAACACTGATTACAACGAATCCGGTCAGACGTACATCTTCGCCGCCTTTGCCGAAATGAGTTTCGGTGGTCAAAATGTACCCCCTGCAACAGCGCGATGAATTACAAGCACGGACTTAAAAATCACCCACTGTATATAACGTGGAAGTCTATGAAGGCACGTTGCTATAACCAGAGTTCTACTAATTACGAACGATACGGTGCCCGAGGTATTACAGTTTGCGATGAATGGCGCAATGATTTTGCAGCTTTTTTGCGAGACATGGGAGAAAAACCATCGCCAAAACATTCCCTAGAGCGAAAAAATAATGCTGGTCCTTACTCGCCTGATAACTGCTGCTGGGCTACAGCATCTGAACAGGTAAAAAATCGAAGAGCTTATGTAATGCCAAACAAGCAAGGCGAAAAACATCCTATGGCGAAATTATCCGACGAGGATGCTGAAATGATCAGAGCACTTGGCGGCGTACTTAAAAGACGTGAAATTGCCAAAATGTTCTCAATAAGTGTGACTACGGTTGGCGACATTATTCAAGGCCGTCGCCGTACTCACCCAGCCAACGCCCGCTGACCTATGAAACGGGCATCCACCACCGCTACGATCTAGCCATGGGATTCGAACTTAACGGTCAGCCGCTGGCAGTAGACCGCCCCTTCACCGACGCCAATGGCGTCAAATATCCCGCCAACTGGCTCCGTCTTTCCAGCGAAGACGAGAAAGCTGCTATCGGCATCACCTGGGAGCCAGACCCCGCGCCAGTCGATACCCGCTTCTATTGGGACCACAACCTGCCGAAGCGTCTGGAAGATGAGCCAGCAGTTGATGAAAACGGCGACCCCGTGCTTGATGCCGATGGCGTGCAGATCATCAATCGCGGCTTGAAAACCGAGTGGATTACCCAGCAAAAACAGATCGCCGGTAGCCTGCTCGCCCCATCTGACTGGTACATCATTCGCAAAGCTGACACTGGCATTGACGTGCCAGCAGCGGTCAAGCAATACCGCGACGAGGTGCGTCTTACCAGCGGCTTGCGTGAGGATCAAATCTCACAGGTCACCACCACTGAAGAGCTGGCTGCGCTGGTGACAAATCCTGCCGAAATCTATTTCGAGGACAAAAACGCACACATGCCGAATCCTGCACCGCACCTGATCCCGTGGCCGGAGCTTGACTGATGGCGGTAAAAAGCAAAACCGCACTGGGGCGTGTTGAGCACAAGCCCGGCAAGCCGAAGCGCACCAGCATCGGGCAGGGTCAACATTCTCGCCCGCGTAACCGCAAAAAGCTAAGAGGGCAGGGCAAAGGCTAGTTAAACTACAAAAAAGGCCGATTCTGCCTCACGATGGAACACCACGAAGAGGTGCTGATCACGGCCAAGCCGCCCGAAAGCCCATTTACACAGATTGTCCCGGCATTGCTGACCGCTGCAGTGGTCGGTCTTGCCGGACTTTTTATACAGGTGGCCAAGCTCGATCAATCGGTGAACACTGTGGCGGCTGATATTCAGGAGCTGAAAAATGACAGCAAGGAACGCCTTAGCGACCTCGAAACCCGCGTTCGCCAAATCGAAATGCGCGTCGGCTACAACAAATGATCGTCCACTCCAGCAAATTTGAAGGCGGCTTCTCCCTGGAGCAACTGGAAAACGAACGCGGCGAGATCTACTACCGCGCCTGCAAAGACAGCATCTGCCGGTATGCAGAAGACGAATACATCGCCCGCATGTATCTAGAAGGAATGGGCTGGGATCCTACGCAGCCTGAGCTGGATCAATCCATTCCTCAATCTCAACCTCCAGCCGCTGATCCCAAAAATCCTGCTCCCGAAACCATTCCCGCCAGTCCCGACTCGCCTTCCGAACATTGCACGACAGACACGCGGGTATCAGATTCCTCGGATTGGTGTGGCCGCCTTTACTTTTAGCCAGCACATGATCAAGCGTGGCCGACCGCCCCAGATCTGAATTGCAGTAAGCACATCTATTACGCCACCGCCAAATAATCTCTTGTCTAAACCTTAACGTCGCTTCCTTTTTGTTTAAGTATTCGCCATCCATAATCTGATGGTCCATACCGAGGTGTCGCTATGCAAAAGGTAGCGGCAGAAACTATTAAGCGCTGGCCCTTCTTATCTAGTACAGGTAAACTTCAGCGAGATTCCAGATTTCCATGGATCCCACCGTTCTCGCCGCAATCGCCATCGTGGCTGCCGCCGGCTCTGAAATTCTCACCCTGCTGCCTATCCGCAGCAATAGCTGGGTACAGCTGGTGATCAGCATTCTCAACGCTATCGGTAGAAAAAAGTCCTGAGTACAACCTGGCTGGCGCGATTCAGCACAAGGGACTGGCGCGACGACGTGCAGAAAGCTGCACAGGACTTCAAGTTCAACGCCACGCTCAAACCCCGACTGGATCGTGCCATCGAGGACTGGCACGCAACTCAGCCATCCGCAGCAACACCTGTTGTCGTTAATGAACCCATCAACGACGAACTACAAACCGGCGATAGTCGCCTTTTAGGAGGCGCCATGAGTATCCACGCTCCTTGGTCCGATGGCATCCAACAAGATCCGCCTCGCTGATCTCTTCCGCTACTACAGAGCGTTACCCCACCAGCTCGCGGCGATCACCGAGCTGGAGCAAGCCATCGACAAAGCGAATCCGCATATTCTCGGCCGCGACCAAGGCTGGTTCAAAACCTGGAGTGTTGCCGGCAAGCAAAGCAACTTCCCTAATAGCTGGGAAGGCGTCCTTGAGGCTGCCCGAGTTGCTGGCGCCAAATTCCCCGAACTTGTTGCTGCGCAATGGGCTTGCGAATCCGGCTACGGTAAATTCGTATCTGGCCGCCACAACTACTTCGGCCTCAAGGGAAGCGGCACCGGCACCAAAACCCAGGAGTTCATCAATAACCAGTGGATCACAATCACCGCTGAGTTCATCGACTTCCCGGACCTGCTCTCCAGCGTGATGTATCTGGTGGAGCGCTGGTACAAGGATTACAAGCAATATCGCGGATGTAATAACGCCGGCAACCGCGAGGAAGCCGCAAAGTGGCTTGTCAAAGAAGGCTACGCAACTGATCCCAACTACGCCGGCAAGTTGATCCAGCTAATGGACCAGCACGCCGGAGGTGCGCCACCTGTACAGGCCAAAGAAAAGATTCTCCGCGTGCCCTACGAATATCAGCTTGGAACAGATGACGGCCCCAAGGGTTACCGCCAATGCTTTAGCTCCAGCTGCGCAATGGTCGCCCGGTACTACGGCAAGATCTCTGGCGACTACGAGTACAACAAGATCCGCGCTCGCTTCGGTGACACCACCGACGCCAATGCGCAAGTCGCTGCACTCCGCTCCTTGGGCTTGAAAGCCAGCTTCGAGATGGAAGGCACCAAAGATCTGCTGGAGCAATTCATCACCGACGGCTACCCCACTCCCGTCGGCTGGCTACACCACGGCACCCCAAGCAATCCAACCGGAAGCGGGCACTGGAGCGTTGTCGTCGGATTCACGCCAACACATTTCATCCATAACGACCCCTACGGCGAGGCAAATTTGGCGGCCGGCGGGTATATCAGCCACAAAGGTGGCGCCGGAATCGCGTATTCCCGCAAAAACTGGTTGCCAAGGTGGCTCGTGGATGGCAACGACACGGGCTGGTACGTCAAAATCCGACCGTGAAGCCATGCGTCCCATCGAACACTCCACCGAATCCAGTTTTCACAAAGCAGCCACCGACCAGTGGTTGATCGACCGCTTCAACTCCGGCGATTATCGCGGTTTGCTGGAGGCCGCGCTGATCTTGAACACGCTCCACCAGCTGGAAAGAACAAAGGCTGACTGGGCTATCCACGAAGCAGCGGACAACCTAGCCAGCCAATTTGGACTGGATCGAGACTCGGCTTAACGGCCGTTGTACTTCTCGTACAACCCGGTGTAGGTGTGATGGTACGGATGAGATTTGTCATCCCGACCATCCCAGGCATAGAGCTGTTCGAGCAAATCCACCCGACTTTGATCAACGATCACGCGACCCCAGGCTTCCTTTGCCCACTGGGGCACTTCAGTTTTGCTCACTCTGTTTCTCCACAAGTTTGAGACGCCTCCGGGCCGTTTCTTTGGGACCGGGGGATGACCGCGCCAGTTTAGGTTTCCCGGCAACAGAACCAGGCACTTCCACCCGACACTTGGGGTAACGATTCTGGGCAAACTCGATCGCCTGCTTCAGCGACTCCGCCCGCACCAAATCCCGCATCGGCCCCTGCCCCGGCAACCAAATCCGCAACTCGTACAATTTCGCCTTTTCCGAGCTGGTGCGCGATACACCTTCCCCGAGCTGAACTTCCTGATCGAGATCCCACTGCAACGGATTCACTTCACACCTCGGTAGGCAGGTTCTTCAACAGCATGAATCACCACGGTTTTGCTGGTGCATTCGGCAACGACACGTGCAACAGCGGCAGCACGATCATGCGTGCTCCAGCTGGAGGCATCTTCTTTGCGAGTAGTGACTTGGAGTGTTTGATCGGGGTAGACGGCGGTGATCCACCGATCCCCGGCCATGATCGCGTAGCGCGTCATCGCTTTTTAGTGTTTACTGTGTAAGCCTAATGATTTTATCCTGATTCCCCCAGACTATGAAGACGTGCGACTGAGTCTTATGCGTCTTTATCTGACTCCCCTTGTTCTTGCTTGGAGCGCATTCTTCCCTCAACCCGCTTTTTCACCGACTCTCTCCAAACCGCTTCGTCAGCAGCAAGAGCCGCCTTGTATTCCGAAGCTGGCAGGGCTTTTTCCAATGCCGCGTAAACCATTTCGCGCAACATACCCGTCACCTTTTTCCCCTCAGCCGCTGCCAACTGCTCAGCCAGCTTGTAGCGGTTGGCGTCTAGCAACAGCTGGCAATAAATTTTCGATCCGTGGCGGAGCGGCATAGTCCTGTCTCTACTCTCCTACACAATAGCATACTGTGTCGCAGTAGTCCTACCACCGGACATCCCCATCCACATTTTTCCGCCAGGCATTGGACTGGGACACCCGCGCACTCCCCCGCTGCTTGGCGCATCCTTTCCTAATTCCCCGCGCCCACTCCAGGAATGCGGCCGCACGCTGCAAATCCGCCGTTTTGGCCGCACGAATTTCCCGATACAACCACTCCAGCACAATCTCCCTGCCGGTGCGACTCACGAGACTACTGGTGAGACCGCCTCTGTAGTCCGGCGGATACTGACGACATGCTGATCCGGGCAAATCCGCAGCGCATATTCCCGCGCCGTGAACGCATCTGGAGCTTCCACAAACAAAGCATGAGTGGCCCCATGACGAGGCCACATCGTTACTAGATATTCCGCCAGCTCGATCACTTGGCTTGGTCCCAGCTCAATCCGACCTTAGCTTCGGCCGAAGGTAAAGACCTATAACTTTTACCGCGCACTATCTGGCTGATGTGACTTTGATGCGCTCCATAGCTGGTGCCGATACTTTTTTGGGTCTCACCAGCGGCATAGCGAGCTCGAATATCCGATATTTCAGCAGCGGTGAAACGAGCTTTGTAGTGCGTTAATCCGCCTGGAGAACAGCTCGGCCGCCGGTGTTTTGCGTAAGCATCCAGCATGTTCATGCTGTGTGTACTGTCCTTTAGATGACTGGGGCGAACACAGCAAGGGTTATCGCATATGTGCATTACATAAGCCGGCTTAGTACCTGTAGACCACCACAGCAACATGGCGTGGGCACGTTCGTGTTTTCGCCCGTTACGAAAACGGCCATAGCCATCCCTGTTTGTAGCTCCTTGCCATTCCCAACAGCAAGTTTGCATGTGCTGCTGCTTAGTACCAGCGCACTGAACTTTCGTCCAAAAGCGGACGCCTATACTCTGATCCATCAGCCGGTGATGCGGTTGGTCGGGGGTTGGGCGTTGGAGCGCCGCAACCCCGCCACTATACCTTTACTTACACTCATTCCAGCTAATTCCCACTTTTGCCTCAGCTAGCGGAGGTATATCACCTAACCAACGTGCCTCGGCCTGTTCCATTACGGAAGAAAGGATACCGGCCCATCTTTCGGCGTGATCTTCTCGGACGAGACACACAACTTCGTCATGCACCACGCCGGCCAAGCGCACAATCTCCTCCCCGTCGGCTCTAAGGAGCGGCCACAGTTTGCCAAGCGTAAGTTTGAGGACGGCGGCACCAGCTCCTTGGATTGGAGTGTTACAGCGCGTGGTGAGTTTGTTGTTCTCGCCCGGTAGAAACCGCCGCAAGCCCGAGATGCGTATGCGGATAGATGGATTCCCCTTAGCCGCATCAGCAGCGCGAGCATTTTGCTGCTGCCATTCGGCGATGCCTTTATATGCAGCGTGGAACTTCCTCCGCACCTCCGCCGCCTCATCAAGATCCATCTGGATTCCCATTGTTGCGGCGTAATTCCTAAGTCCTTTTGCCCCACTCCCGTAAAGAAGTCCGAAGTTGGCCGACTTGCTGACCTGCCGCTGCTCCTTCGTAACCTCATCCTCCGCGACCCCGTAAATCTGCGTCGCCGTAATCGTATGAAGGTCTTTCCCCTGCTGGAACACCTCGGTCATTAAGGGATCCTGCGCTTCTGCCGCCGCCAACCTCAACTCCATCTGCCCATAGTCCGCAACTACCAGTCGCCAACCAGTTGGAGCTTGAACACAAGCCCGGAACCGCACATCCCTGGGAATCTGCTGAAGGTTTGGACTCATGCAACTCATGCGCCCCGTATCCGCCCCCATCTGCAGGTAGCTGGCGCGGATAAACCCATCATCCGCCAGATTCTTCAGCAGAGTTTCGGCCATCTGCCGCCGCTTCTCCACCCGCTTCCACCGCAAGTAGTCAGCCACCACCTTGTGATCGCCGACATACTCTTGGAGCGCAGACCGACTGGCACTCGGCTTCTCGGACTTCATATCCATCGGCGCCTTACCCAGCAGCGCCGTGAACTTCTTCAGCAGCTGCACCGGGCTATTGAGATTGAAGACATTGGGATCCGGCTTCTTACCCTTCGCCCCAGGCTTGGTCTGGTACAGCAGCTTCCCATCAATCCCCCGGCAGAGCTTGTGCTCATCGGGCAGCGCAGCATCAAAATCCTCAATAAATTTCTCACCAAGTTCTACGTGCTCAATATCCAGGTCCTCGATTACCTTTTCCAAATCCTGCTTGTTAAATGGCAGTCCAGTTCGCCACAACTGCGCCATTGACGGCAGTGCATTGCACTCCAGATACCAAGCGTGATAGTGCATACCTTCCGCCATCCGCTGCTCAATCTGCTGGTACAAATCCAGCAACACGAGCACATCAGTGGCCGCATATTCCATCTGACTAAGCGTCAGATCCTGGGACCAATCGCTGCGCTGCTCTTCCTTCGAAATCTCGCGTTTGAGATAGCGCCGCACAACATGTTGTAGGCCATGCTTTACATTTACCTGCCCGTTGGTTAGTACACGACTGGCGAGCATGGTGCAGAGCACGCGCCCCTGCGGATACAGCTCGTGCTCCTGCAACCACCCCAAATCAAACACCGCGTTGTGCGCAACCCAGGTCCGCTCCACCTCGAAGAACTGCTCCAGCTCAATCAGGTTTTCGTCGGACAACTCCCAAAAGTCCAGCACCACAGGGTCTTGTCCCGGCGTAGCCAGCTGGAGCAACCGCAATCCCCCGATCTTCGGCTGGAGCCCGGTGGTTTCAACGTCAAACGCCACGAGCTTGGCATCGTCCAGGGTGTGGAGATGCTGGATGCCTTGGAGAATTTTCATGCCTGGTAGGGCGGGTTCGTGTACTACTCTAGCACACCTTCAACTTCCCTGGCAGCGCACCCTTCTGCGTGGAGCGTTCCAGCTTCTGGAAAGCCGAGCAGGCAGCGATGCTCCCAGTGAACGCAGTGCCGACATGGACCACCATCAGCAACACGGCGGTATCTCGACAGCATTGTTGCCCGGCACTTATCCGCCCGTCCGGCCGGTGTCCGGTCATAGCACTTGGCGCAGTACAGCGGGTTCCTGGTGTTGCCGCCGCAAGCGATGCAAACGCGCTCGTCGATGTTGAGTGAAAGTCGCTTCATGACTTTTTGAAGAGTGAACATTCAGTGGCAAAAGTCCCACCCGCTTCGGGCAGGTGCATGGAACACCCGTTGGCATCCCAGTGAATACAGGCGTAGCAGGAGTCAGTGTCATCCAGCTGCAGGTGCAACACCACGGCTTCCTCCAATCGCTGGAGCGCCTCGAAGTGTTTCATCTGCGCGGAGTCGATCTCAAAAAACGTATCGACATGCCCGCAAACACCGCATTGGCGCCTGACTCTCGTTGCGGGAGTGCGCCTCCGCACATTGGCCTCCCTTGTCCGGGATTCTTTGACGCGGAACGATTTGTTCCCGCACTTAGGACAAAACTTCACTGACAGAACTCCAGGCTTGACCGTTGCAAATTCGCCAGGCGTGCTTGCGATCAACGCCGAACTCATCCGAGAGCTGGCTGTAACTCCAGCCCTGTTTCTGAAGTTTCCGCATTTTCACTACAAGTTCTGGCGTGAGGATTGCGTTGAGGTTGTGCTCACCGCGTTTGAAGCGTCTACCCATTCCAGTGGCGAATAACTCCTGCGCAGATGAAAACGTTGGTGATCATGTAACCGCCAAGGATAAAGAGACGCACCATCGCAACCTGATCTGCGACCCGGCTGTGCTGGTGCGCCTTTTCACCAACGGCCTTGGCGAGAATCCGCCACCAGTACCTCATTTTTCCTGATAAGCCTCTGTCGCCAGATGATTTACCAGACGGTTGAGGTACCACTGGGCTTTTCGAGCATCCTCGTAGGGATCCTTCTTTAACCACATCCGACTGATGTACTTGATAACCTGCCATTGAAGGCCACCAACTACAGCATCGGGCGCGGCCTTCACCCAGTCTTCGAGCACATCAATCACTTCAGTTTTCCCAGCCGTGTAATGACTGGGGTGATTGACAGCATCAACAGCCGACAGTTTGAACTCGTTCATCATCCTTTAGAGGCTTGAACTCTTAGGTCTCCCTGATAGCGCCCGGTGACTGAGTAGTCCTTATTCGGCAGGAGCGACATCTTGTGGAACACAATCTGCCCAATCCGCATCCCAGGCCACAGAGCGACTGCATGCATAGCGCGTGCATTTTGCAGCTCCAGCGTCAGCCGCCCCTTGAAACCTGGATCGACATACCCAGCCATCAAGTGCTCGATACCTTCCCGAGCCCGACTGGACTTAAGCGCCAGCTGCCCAGCCACAACATTCGGCACCGAGAAGCACTCGAACGTCTCCGCGAGAACGAACTCATGTGGCTGGAGCATGAACGGTTCTTCCTTCGTGTGCCCAGCGATGGAATGCGGGACAAACTCCGGTGACTCCGGCTGCTCAATCAGGATGTTTT